GCCTGTGTGATGAAGTAATATGCGTTCATTAGTACTTCTGCAAAGAATCGGTTTTGAAAACTTAAGATGAAGCCTAATACGTTATTTGTCATGTTTAATGCAAACGTACTTTCTTTCTTATGCGTTAAAAGGATATTCCCAAATAGCCCAAGCAAACCCATTGCAGTTGACAGTAAATCAAATTGATTTAAGTTATTAATAATCATGTTAGTAATTAGATAAACGACTACCAGCGATTGTAAAGTTACGATAATTTTCTTCTTCATTTTCTACTCCCCATAAATTCTAGTGCGATTCGTTTTAAAATTAGCATGTGCAGTTTTCAGTTCACGTATTGCACGATCACTCGTATAATATCCTGCAGCATGTAATTCTAAAACGCGTTCTAACTTATTTTCTAAAATAGTTCTGTTATTTTAGATACGTTCTTTCTTAGTTGGAACGTAACCTGGTGCGTTGAATGTAATCATTGGTTGTCCTCCAAATGTTTAATTACTTCATCTAAATAAAATCTAGCTTTCTTTAAGTCTTCGATACCATTTTTGTCAGGTGCTCTTAAGATGTACTTAATTGCATTGAAGATATACGCACCGACCAACGCACCATACTTGTCGTATTTTGGTAGGAAGTTTTCGTGTACTTCCAGGACTTCGAGATTATTAATACCTTGATAGTGATTAGGATGATTGATTTTGTCTTCCGTTTTCATTTTTAACATTTCGTTTATCATTTCATCACTCCTAAAATTTCTGTATAGATTTCTAATTTCACACGTTCTAATTTATCCATTGGTTCTCGTTTAAGCTCGATTGTAGCGTTTCGAATACCTTTATTTGCCACCTTCTTTAGTTGGCTTAAAATGTCATTATTTTGCGTTAATTCGTGCGTTAACTTTTCCAACTTGCCAATCAGATATTCAGTATGATTAGGTTTGCCTTCCAGGTAATTATTCCGTTCAGTAAGATTGCGTACTTCACGTTTCAGTAGCACAATTTCACGTTTCAGTTGCTCATTGTCTGCCTGGACATCTTGATTTTCCAATCGCAACATTCTAATGATTTCTACTCGTCCGTTTGCTATCATGTCGTTCACGCTCCTTCATCCGATCCTTCACTTCTTTCAAATCTTGTCGTTCATAATATATATTTAACGCACCATCAATGAGTGCTAACCAGAACACGATAGCTACTATGATGACTGGTGCTAATAATAGGTAGGCCATAAGTAATCCCCTTCCCAAACTTCAAATATTTCGCTTAGTTCTGCATTACAGCTATATAACTTAAACGGGTCAATCGTGTTGATTTCTGGTGCGTATTGTTCGAATGGTGTTTGTCGCTCATCGAATTCTACCCAGTCCACGAATAGTTGTGCGATTAAGTCTGCACCTGTTAAGATAATTTCGTCATTCATTACTCACACTCTCCAATCTCTCGGTAATATCAGTAACCACTTCTGAAACGTAATCTTCACTAACCCCAAACATCTTTGCTATCTGCTTAATCGAATAACCTTTGTCATGAAAGAATCGTGCATCGGTCACTAGGTTTTCGTTTTCCATAGTATCTCCTTTAAAACAAACTCGTCTGCTCATCTGCCATGCCATATAGATAGTCAATCCACTCGAATACACTTTTCATACCTGCAGTTGTATGATTGACTTTTTCGCCATCAAAATTTCGAACGAATAATTCTAAGTTGTGGCCATCAACTGTATATAGCAAGTCAAACCCGTATTGCCTGTGGTCTACCTTAACTGCTGATTTAGCAATGCTTGTAATTTCTGCGTGTGTGTAATCACGTTTCTCATGTTCGATTACTTCGCCTTTGTCTGCAGTTACCTGGTGCGTCCAATCGTCGTTTAGTATGTAAGATGTGAATATCATTATTCATTCTCCTCGCCAAATATATCTTCGCCCCACAATGGAATGCAGAAATGAATGCAACTTGTGTAATGGAGGTGCATTCACCTCATTTCTCTATGATTTTTCTGCACTCTACTGCAGGGCGAACATGCGTTCTAGTTATCTGTTAAAATGGAATATCATCGTCTGATACTGTTAGCGTATTGTCATTGATACCGAATGACGATTGCTTACCAGCGAATGGATCAGATTGCTTTTGTTGGTAGTAGTTATTTGTTTGTTGACCGCTATCCTTTTTGCTTTCTAGTAGGCTAAAGTTATTTACTAATACTTCGGTAACATATACTCGTTGGCCTTGTTGGTTTTCATAATTACGCGTCTGAATGTTTCCTTCAACTCCAATTAGTGAACCTTTGCTTGTAAATTTTGCTAAATTTTCTGCTGATTTTTTCCAAATTACACAGTTAATGAAGTCTGTTTCTCGTTCTCCCTGTGCATTTTTGAAATTACGTTCAACTGCTAACGAAAAGCTACCAACTGCTGTACCTGATTGTGTAAATCGAACATCTACATCTCGTGTTAATCGTCCTGTTAAAACTACATTGTTAATCATTATTTTTCCTCCTGTTTAAGTTCTGTGATTGTCATTTCAATACGTGGTGTTTTGCTATAAAATTTGCTTGCATGCAGCTCAACTATCTGGCCGTCATCGTGCCAAAATATACCGTTCAGTCCGTCCAAAGTTCCTTTGATGTAATTATCAATATCTGGTTTTTTAAATGGTCTAAGCAATCCTTGTCCTGCTTCTTCTCTTTTCTTTTGACTAAAGCTCTTGAGCAATGGAATATAGAATTTTAAATCAACTGAAATTGGTACATATTGTTCAGCAAAATAAGTTTTTTCCTGCTCGGCTAATGGTCTAAGCTTTTTCTTAAAATTTCTGCTACCTGCTGGGTCATAGGCTCTTTTATTACCACCTTTTGTAGAAAATCGTGGTCTACCTTGTGCCACTGGTTCAATATCTAATGTTATTTGAAACACTACACCCACTCCTCTAGAAATCTCACAGGGCTATGGATATAATGCCCGTCTTTCTCTTTCAACTGTCCGATTGTGTTAACATTCATCTTTCTAGCAAACGCTTCGGCTTCGCCTGCAGTTTCAAAGTAGTGCGTCCAGCTATACCCGTCGTTCACTTGCCACTTCCCAACTCCACCTGGATCAAATGTCCTTGCTTCAAAATATTCAAAACTCATTTCATCACTCCTAAAATTCATAATTCATACGCTTGTCAGATGTTTCTTTGAAGATAACTGCATGCCCTTTGATTCCACGCAACAAGCGACTAGTTAACTTACTGCCATATAACGCATTTAAATCGGCACTGGTAAGGTTTGTCGTTAGTATGGTAGATTTTCCTTGCCTTGCCTGCATGACTGCTTGTAGTATGCGATATACGAATTCTTTCGCACCATTTCCGATAGTCATACCTTCTGCACCAATGTCGTCAATCACTAGATAATCAGCTTCACTCATGAGTTTAATCGCCTGGCCTTCATTCAAAGTAGATTCATCTTTAAAATCTCGCACTTGCGAAATAACTGATGTAAAGTCTATGAACAAACATTTTTGATAAGGTTTGCTATTCTCATTAATATGTTTCAGCATTGAGATAGCTAAGTGACTTTTGCCTGTACCTTGCTTACCTTGCAGAATTGAGTTGAACACTTTCCCTTCCAGGTAATCGTCTGCTAATTGCAATGCTATTTGTTTGTTGCGGTTCGTTTCATCATCTACCGCTTCATACGTTGCGAATGTAGCTTCTCGCAAGGTGATGTCGTCAATAATGCTATCTTTGTAGAAAACGTCATACGTGCCATGTTTTAGCGCCATTTCGCCACCTTGTAACTCGATTTCTCGATTCTTATCTTCAAGTCGTTTTCTGCCACATGATAAGCAAGTCAGTGCTTCTTTATTCAGCTTGTGAGAATATAACGGTTCGCCACAATTCGGACACGTTTTATCTGTTTTTTTGATATACAGCCATTTAGATTCCAATTAAAAGCCCAACTCCTCATCTATTTTTGCGTTCGGGTCATATTCAGTACGCTTGCCCACTCGATTACTCTTGTTCATTTGGATAAGCAACTGATCATACTTCTCTCTAAATTTCTTTGGACTCAATATCTTGTCTTCCCAAAATTTATCAGTATGTGCCCAATCTAAAAGTTTCTTATATTCTTCAATCGGTCGTTTATCTAATTCGATTGTCTTTCTTACATCGTCAGCCCATTTTTGAAAGTCTGGTTCTTTATTACCAGGATTCAATTTCTTTACATGTTCAAACATATAAATTGAAGCGTGAATATAAGGTGAGTCGTCATCATATCGCTTTAGCGATTGTTGACTAGAATTACTTGTAGTCTTTGAAGTAGTCTGTGTGTAGTCTATGGTATTGGTTTGCTCATTTTGAGCATCTCCATTTGCTCGTTTTGAGCAACTCGTTTGCTCATTTTGAGCAACTCGTTTGCTCACTCGTGTAATCTCGTCATAATTGACTGAATACCACTTTGTTTTGTCAAAACCTGCTCGATTATAGTTGCCTACGAGAATAAGGTTTTGTTTCTCACAAGATGAAATCGTTCTGCGAATTGTTGCATTACTCCAAAACGGGAAATTGTCTTCCCAATCTTTGTAGGTGTTATATACCCAATTCTTACCTTCGATTTTCTTGCCCGCTTTACCGTTAATCCAATAATGAAGTTGTTGTAGAAATATCGCTTCATTCAATCCGACTTCCTTTGCTAGTTTTGGTAGCACTTGAATTGGATAGTCATCAATTAATAACTTGTTCCACATTCAAACCACCTTCTACTCTCCATAAGTCCAACTGATAACGGTCTTGCTCATTTCCATAATTACTTCACCTAAAGCTTGCTTATAACCTTCTGCAATTCCAGCTTCAAAGCTATTTACAAAAGACATTTCTTCTGAATTCATTGCATTTTCTAATTTCTTGACAAATTTTTGATATGTTTCTACATACTCTTTTTCGTGGAATTCTGGTGGCATAATTTTCTCCCCTTACATAATTTTTAACTGTTTTAAATCTTCGATATTTAACTTGATAGGTTTCACATGATGTTTCTTCATAAACTCGTCTAAGCCCATTGTGTGCGCTTCATTATGATGTTCTCGGCATAGCGCCATGAACGTTGAATTCCAATGGTCGTGTTTCTTACGATTATTCCCCTGCCCGACTAAGTTAGTAGCGTGATGAATGTCAGCGTGCGGTTTACCACATACCCAGCAGATACGTTTCATCGTTAGTGCATATAACATCTTTGATTGATCCATAGTCAGGTAGAATTGTTGTTTTCTAAACGGAATATCATTTTGGATAAAGTAAGTAATCACGTATTCAAGTAACTCGCTTGCTTGCTTCATCGTCATGTTATTTCTAGCTAAACTTGGGAAGCGGTCTAAATTCTTCTCAATCATGAATTCGTATTTGAAAAAACTTTCCGCTGCTTCTAATGTCGTGCCTGTATAGGTTTCATAGTCGCCCATTAGTGCATAGAAATGACTACGTTGGTCAGGTGTAATAGTGTCTTTCTCGTAAGTATCGAAGATGCCCCACAAACGACCTTTGTATTCACTTGCTACCAAGTCTTTGACGTTTGGTTGGTCATAGAGCTTGATAGTCATTTCTCCTGTGCTTTGCTTGTAATCAACTATTTCAGCTCTAAATTCCACCTAATCAACTCCTATGCTTCTGGTACTTTTTCAGTTTCTTTTTCTTTGTCTGCTTCTGCTTTCTCAATTTCTACTCGAACCTGTTTGTAATAAGCAGAAATTAACTCAAAGAATTGTTCGCTCCCCATTTTTTTCAACTCAACATCTGAACGTTTTTGCAATTCTTCATCAACTTTTGATTTTGTTAATTTAGAATCCATTTTTTCTAAAACTGCATAAGCTGAATTAATTCGTTCTGTATAATCTTCTGCAGGTAAATCTTCACCAGCATAGATATATAGGCCTAATCCGAACATCGCTAAATTCTTTGTTAGGCAACGCATGATTGTTGTATTAATATCCATCATCGTTGCAGGCTCTACTGATTTATCGCCATATTTAGTTTTGTATGTATATGGTTTAGCTTTCATTGCTTTATTAGCGCCATTCATGACTGGTAGCCACATTTCATGTGTTAATTCGCCAATAGTTACGCTCGTAAATACCATGAAGCCTAAATTCTCGTCATATAAGTAAGGTTTGTTATCTTCAAAACGCTCAATCGTATAGTTAGCTTCTGGATACAATTTCTTGATTGACTCCCAAGCCCAAGCCCAAGATAGATATTTCAAATCAGTTTTCCCGTTATTCTTAACACTTACATGATCATTCACATTGAGCGTGTTTAACTTTTCAAAAATGTTATTTGTTGATGCCATTTAAATTCCTCCTGTTTTCTGTTAAAATTAACTTGAATATTTGTGTAAGGCGCCTACTCGCAATAGGTGCTTTTTTATTCGTAAATTTCAATGTCTGACATGCTCGCATAATGTTTCATTTCATCCCAGAAAATTTCTTTTGCTTCTTCTTCATCCTGGGCTTCAATACTTGCACTAATTAGAATTGAAACTTCGTACTCACTTGTTTCTGGTTCATCATCAGGTTCCCAACCGCCTATTTGTTTATTCCAAACACCTGTTCCCATGAGTCACACTTCCTTTACATTCACGTTCAACCAATCGTTTGTGAGATAAGTTGCAAATGAGTTGCTTGCCCAGTAGTCAATTTCAGTTTCTGTATTTTCTGCAATTGTAGAAATCAAATCTTCTTCTGCAGGCACTTCAACAGTTACTGAAACCTTTTCGCCTTTGATTGCTTTTGCTTCTTTGAAGCCTAATTCAGCAAGATAAGCTAATGCTTTACCTTTGTTCAAGACACTCACCCCTAACTAAAATTCTTAGCTTTCATTTCAGAAAACTTAGCCTGTATACCTTCATCTGCCAAAATCTGACTTACAAGTAACCTAACTTCTTTAATGTTTTCAATGTTGCCATCTTCGATATATCCAAGCATCATAGATATTGCTCGTTCTGCTTTTTGTTTATTGGTTCGTTTCTTCATCTTTCATCTCCCAAACCGCACTTTTAAATGTGCCAAACACACTCAAAACTAAACCAATTAAAATGAATGCTAGGCCTGTTTTGAATTCACTGATTAATGCGCCACCGACTAGATTGCAGACACCTAGTAATGTGATTAGACCCCATTGTGTCTGTTTGAATTCTTTAGTTTTCATTTCATCTACCACCTTTCGAAGTTTTCTACTATCCACTTGTTTACAACTGCTTTATTGAATTGCCATTTTTGACCCTGCGTTTCAGGATATTTAATTGCTTTTCCTTCTAACTCTTTGCGAAATGGATATAGAATTCGTTCCTTAGCATTTACCTGAGACATATCAACTCTTTCGCAGAACCACCGCATATTTCCAATGGATCCATATTCGAGTTGTTCTTTCAACTCTGCTATTTCTGCTTGTTTTTCGAGTAGCAACTTTTGTTTGTCTGTTTCGATAAGCTGGATTATTAACTCTTTCGTTTCCACATCGCTACACCTCCAAAAATTTATTAATGAAATACTGTTGTCCTTTACCAGTAACTTTTGTTGTTCTGGTGATTCGAATGCTGCCATCAGGTTCTTGGTGCGTGCGTTCTTTAACTTCTAACAAACCACGGTCCATTGAGTACTGTGTCGGACTATTCCAACTATCACCTTTACGATTGATTAAAAAGCCGTTACTTCTCATCCATTCAAACAATCGATTTTGGCCAATCTCAACACCGTTTTGTCTTAGCAACTTCGCTAAATCTCCGACTAAAATTGATGTATGGCTAGTTGCTACTGCATCTGCAAAAAGTACCTTTGGTTTATCAAGATTAATCTGTTGCTGCATCGTCTCGATTTTCTTATCTGCTATCTGTAATGCTCGCTTCATAACCATTTCTGGACTATTCCAGGCCTTTTCAACTTGGATGAAATATTGACGAGCTTGTTTGCCCTTTTCGTTTCGCTGAATCATTGAAATCTCTTTTGCCATGTCGATGGTTAAGATGTGATCAACTTGGAATTGTTTACCCCCATTTGAGTTAGGGACAAAAATGTCCGTCACTACATAATCAATATTTTCTTCAAATCCATATTCAGTCATTCTTTCAAACCATTTAGAATATGGAGTCTTTATTTCCAAAAATTCATGAAGTTCTCTACCGCTAACAGCAACTGAACCATCTTCCTGTTCCTGAAGATTGATAATAGAATTTCTTTCTTTTAGTTCGTTCATTTTCTCGCCTCCTTAAATTGATTGGTGATTTCGTTCTTTTTCGGGAACGGTTAGGGTAAAAAAAATATACATATTTTCGATAGGAATTTCTAATATTTCAGTGATCTTTGCTAGTTCATCAGCTCCCAAATTTACAAATCCATTCTCACGTTTCGCATAGCTAGCTCTATCTTTGTACCCCATATAATTAGCCATTTCTTCTTGGGTATATCCCTTCGCAATTCTTTCAGCTTTTAACCGCTTTAAGTCTAATCTTAACTCCATATATTCACCTCCATGTTCGTTCTCTTTTGGGAACATTTATAATTTATCATCTCCGTTCTCGGTTGTCAACATTTTGTTATAAATAAATTTCAATTTAAATTTATTTATCATTATAATGTTTACTTTTGGGAACATTCCATATATAATAACTGCATAAAATATAGGAGGTGTAATATGAGAAGCAATGATGAAATTATGGATATTTTAGATAATTTAAAAGATGAAAAGAACTTGTCTATCAGTGAAATTGCTAGACGAGTTGGTATGGCTAAATCTGCAGTTTCAAGATATTTTAATAGATCTAGACAATTTCCATTAAATAGAGTTTCTGAATTCGCAAAAGCTTTTGGAGTATCCCCTGAGTTTATTTTAGGGATTAATCGTATTGAAAGTGGTAATATCACCGACATCTACAATCAACTAGACGATTTAAGACAAACCAAAGTCTACAAATATGCTAAACACCAACTTGATGAACAAACTGCGATTAATAAAAAAGACGATATTTTAATTGCTGCACATAAAGATGAAAACTTTAATAAGGAAAAAGAATTACATGATTATATTAATAAATTAATTGAAGAACAAGATTAGGTGGTTAGATGAATGAAATAGAATCATGGATTGCTAAATATGAAGATAAGTTAAATTTTGAATTTAGGGATGATATGCCGGAAGGTATTTCAGGATTAATCGTAAATAAAACTGTTTATATTAATAACAAGTTAAGTTTTGAAGAATCCATAGTTGCCATTGCTGAAGAAATTGGGCACTACGAAACTTCAACACGGAAAAATATTACAAATTATAAAATATTTGCCAAAGAAGAAGAAACTGCTCGCAGGTGGTCGTACGCTAAATTAATACCAATTGAAAATATTGAGAAGTACCAAACTGAAGATGCAGTTTTTTTATACGAAATTGCAGACGATTTGAATCTACCTGATCAGATTGTTGAAAGTGCGATATACATGTATAAGTTGCGTGGGGAAATTTAGGAGGTATTGGTATGGGGAGAAAGAAAAGAGAAACGTTTGAAGCACCTAAAAGGCCACTTTGGCAGAAAATAGTTATTGGGATAATCTTTATACCAATTCTAGTGTTTGCATTTCTATATATTTTAGGTAGCATTGCTGGACCTACTGAATTTGAACAAGAAAGTAATCAGTCATCATTAGAGAGTGAATCTGAACCTTCACAAGAAGAATTAGATAATAAATTAAAAAAAGAAGCTGTCGAAGTTGACTTTGTAACCGCAAATGCTGATCAATATGAAGAAGGAACGAAACTATTTGCAAAAGGAACAGTCGAAAGTATTATCGACGATGGTTCTGCTTTCCCTACCATATTATTTTCTACAAAAAGTGGAGATGGTTACGGCATGTACGAGGTCCAAATTTTTGACTTAGATGCAGAATTGAAGGTAGGGGATGAAATTACCATCTATGGTATTTATAAAGGGAATAACGATATGTCGATGCCTATTCTTCAAAGTTCTTATATTGAAGAATAAACAAAAAAAGCCCTATCAGAGTTGGGAGCTGAGATAGGACTTCTAGTTGTTGCAAATACAATATATCATATTTAGGAGGAAAAAGTATGGAAAAGTTAAGAGAAGTTTGGTCGAAATATGTAAATTGGGTAAAAGATACAGATAAAAAATGGTATAAAAATTGGAAAGTATGGTTGTCAGCTTTAGTCGCTATTTCAATTATCAATTTAATTACTCCGAACGGTACGCAAAATGACACTTCGTCAGCATCAAGTAGTAGCTCAGAAGTTGTTGAATCTGTTGAAGCAGATGAGAGCAGTAGTTCGACATCAGTAGAATCAAAAGTTGAAGAATCTTCAAGTATGACAGAATCTGAAAGTATTGCTGAATCAGAATCTATCGCAAAAGCTAAAAGTGAATCAATAGCTGCAAGTGAGTCCAAAGCTGAATCAGAAAGCATAGCTGAGTCTGAATCTATTGCAAAATATCAAAGTGAATCTAAGGCTCAATCTGAGAGTATTGAAGCTCAGTTACAAAGTGACTTGGATAATGCGAGAACTGATTTGACTTATGACGATTTGATGAGATACCCCGATGATTATATGGGTGAATTGGTAACTTTAGAAGGTACAATAATTCAAACTATGCAAGGTGAGGGTGAAGTTCAACATCGTGTAGCACTATATGATAATTATGACACAGTGGTTTTAATTGGCTATGAAGAGGATACTCCTGACGGAAGAATAATTGACGATGACTATGTAACTTTTACAGGCACTTCTTTAGGTACTACAAACTACGAAACTGTAATGGGTGCTGAATTAGAAATACCTATGATTTATGTAGAACGTATAGCACTTTATTAGTAATAAAAAAATCCCACTCCCCAAGTTTGGCGACCCAGGAGTGAGACTATGGCGATAAGACACTTAATAGGTGTGCTTTTTGCATACCTTATTATAACAGAAATGGAGGGTAATTAAATGGCTAGTATTTCAAAACGTGGTAAAAAATACCGTGCAGTCGTCAGCAGACGGATAGACGGTGAGCTGCAACAATTTTCAGAAACTTTTCAAACCAAAAGTGAAGCGAATGTGTGGGCGAATGAATTAGAATACCGATTGGATCATGGCACAGATGTTCATGGTGGGAAAATCACTTTTGCTGATTACTTTCAAGAATGGTATGTCACTTATAAAAAGAATACGATTACTGATAAAACCCAATCACATTATGAGCGTTCAATACAGCTTGTAAGCGAATATTTTGGCCGTGTAACGCTTGAAAATCTAACTGAAGTAAAATACCAACAGTTCATCAACTGGTACGCATACGGCATTGATGAACGTGGAAATAAGGTAGCCAAAGAGCATTACAAGGAAACGGTTGATAAAGTAAACAGACATTGCAAGTCTGCCCTATCTAAAGCAGTCAAGTTAGGTAAGATACGTTTCAACCCTGCTGAAGATGTAAAATCAGTTGGTTTAATCAGAAGAAACGAAGAAAATACTATGGCTTTAGATGATGACCAAATTAATAAGTTACGTGCAGTTTTAATCAGTCATATTAATGTGGACGACATGCAGGTGCAGGCAGTCTTTAATTTGACTTCCTTATCTTTAGGTACACGCTTTTCTGAAACTGCAGGAATGACTTGGGATGCGATTGATTGGACGAACGGTGTCGTCAGCATCAAAAAGACTTGGAGTTTCATTAATAAGGATTTCGCACCTACCAAGAATGTATCTTCAGATAGAGAAATAACAGTTGATAGTTACACACTAAAATATCTTAAAATGTTGCGTACTTGGCAAGTGAAGAATGGTTATGTGAATCGAAACCTGGTCTTCATTAATGCAGACAGTGAGTTATATAGTAACAACACGATTAATAAAAGTCTGACTAGGTACTTAGCAGAAGCAGGCATCCATATTCCACGCTTCACCAATCATAACTTAAGGCATACACACATTACCTGGTTACTAAATCATAAAATGGCATATACCTACATTAGTAGACGTGCTGGACACAATGATATTAGTACGACTTTAAACAAGTACAGTCATGTAGTTAGATCAGTTGAACAGAAGGAATCGAAAGAAACGAATCGACTAATTGAAGAATCATTTAAAGCAGCAGACAAGTTGTAATTTTGGTCAACAAATGGTCAACAGAAGTTTGTATTCTTTGATATTGTTTGACGACCTTTAAAGCAATAAAAAAAGCCTAAACGCTGTTATATCAACGTTTAAGCTAGTTGCTTAAAATTTATATTATGTTCTATTTTAAGCTTATAATACCGGTGGCCGGGGTAATAGGTGCTGATATATCAAGGTTTTAGACACGTTTGGTCAACATTGGGTCAACAGTTACTCAAAAGCTACTCAAAAGCTACTCGAAAGGTTTTCCAAAATTCACACCAATTAAGATAATTGCCGAAAAATAGGCAAAATAAAAAAAGCCCCCCACAATTAAGTGAGGGCTCAATAAAAAAACACCCTGCAAAACAGGGTGCTTGAAGTTGTGTGCCACACTTTGGGAGAGGCACGATATAAAATATAAACGATTGGATAATAAAAATCAACAAAAAAAATAGGATAACTCATTTACGAGTTACCCTTTTACCTTAAGAGTTACTCTACAGGCAAAATTTTATTTTTTTATGATAACATCTCGAACCTCGTTAATATTTTTATCTTCAGTTGAAGTCATAAATATTCCTCCTATCAAAGTTCTTAGGCTTAAACATCTCTATAATACAACATTTTTTCTTTATATTCAATAAAATCGACATCATTCTCTATTAATTTAAACATTGGCCAATCCAGGAGAACATTAATTTTTGCACTTCTAGAATCACAAAATTCATCCATAATGGTATCCAAATAATTTATGTCAAATTCATTGGATGATTTATATTTAAAAATACCTTCAGCAAACAAATCTCCAGATTCAAAAGATTCTTTATTAATTTCAAGAAATTTATCATAATCTTTTAACAGATCTTCTTTACTTTCATCATTCAATAATAAGCTATTCAGTAGGCTATTATAATATACAATTCTTTTAAAATTTCTAAATTCATAATTATCATCTAAATCCTTATTACAATAGATATTAAGTTGCTCAAAAATTATGGCCGATCCTAAATAATCATTCTCATTCATTATTTCAACTGCGATAGAATTAATATTATTTAGTGCAAATTGTTCACTAAATTTATCATTATTTTTAAATTTTTTAATACATTGTAGAGAAATTATAGAGAATAGCTTATACAGTATATTTTTGATGTGATAAATATATTTTTCATCAATTTCTAATTTATCGCCGTTGTTATAGCTGTTAATTTTTCCGGACTTTAAAGATTCGTAATTTACAATTCCTTGATTATGTAGTACAAGGTTTCTATATATATATGCTACAGATATCTCTTCAATATCTTGTCCAAACTCCTTTTTCAAGGTATTCTTATCCATTTTTGTTAATTTATCTAAAGCAAATTCAATCCAACTCTCAAATTTTTCATACATTTTACTTTTGATAAAATCAGAAACAAAATATTCTTTCAATTCATCTTTCGAATCTACAAAAGAAATGTCAGAATATTGAATTTTTCTCTTATCTATATCGTTCGTCGATTGGTGAATTTTAGAAAAATAAAGAACTAGTAGGGAACTTATACTACTTTCAAAAATGCTCAATATATTAACGAATGTCATTTCTTGGATTTTTAATAATTCATTCTTTGTATTATTATTACTAGTGTTAAGAATGTGTATAAGTCTTGCAAAATAAGGATTATTTGAGGTTATTCCCTTTTCGTCTTCAACTAACGCTTCATCTATCATTTCTGCCCTATCATAATCTTCTTTTATTTTGTTCAACCTTTTTTCATATTCTTCTAAAGAAATTATTCCATCAGAATATCCTACTCTCAAGTTTAAAAGTAATTCTAACGGCCTAACATCTCCACCTCTATCAATTATATTTACAACTCGCATACCTTTTTGAATATTTTTTAAATATGCATCTAAAGATTTTATTGTTTCATAGAAATTACTTATAATATCGTTATACTTTGATACATTTTCAAAATTCTTATTTCTATAGACCAATTAAACCACATTCCCAACTATTAGATTTTTAATTTATTATATAATAACAGATAATAAAAATCTCATGCTTTTATTGAAAATAAAAACATACTGAAAAACAAGACGCTTGCGATTTTTTGCTACATTTTAAGAGAGGCAAGATATAAAACACAAAACATTGAAGTATAAGATCCAACAAAAAAAGAGGGCAACTCATAACGAGCTGTCCTTTTGTGCTTTATTTTTTAAATTTTAACGCATGATTGTCATACAATTACATCAACTGATTAACTCTAGCTTGCACCGCATTGTAGTCATACCCAGCTTTCACTAATCTATTCTTACGTTCTACACCATTACCCCACTTACCGTCCAAAACTTCTCTAGCAAGCGTATCTACTGATTTGCCAGCTAGCATCTTGTTAACTTCTGCTTGCACTTCATCATATCGAGAACCTAATGATTTCTTACGTGCATCTCCTAAACCATGTTTACCATCTAAAACTTCTTGGGCTAATTGCTTAGTAGTCTTAGTTACAGTTGCTGAAGTGCCTAACAAGATTTCATTCACTCGAGCTTGTACCTTGTCATAATTAGTGCCTAATGCTTTCTTACGGGCTTCGCCAGAACCAAATTCGCCATTAATTGTTTTACGAGCTAAGGCATCAATATCAGTAGTTCCTTTAACCGTTGGTGCTTTAATGAATAGTTTCGTTTCTGGGAAGATTAAGTTTGGATTGTCTAAGTCATTCCATTTCACTAAATCGTTAACAGTCACCTTATTTGCTTTCGCAATTTTAGCTAATGTGTCGCCTGCTTTCACAAGGTACATGCCTGTAACTGATGGCTTACCATCTGAAACTGCTACTGCAGTAGATGTTGATTGTGGTACTCCTGCTAAACGTTTCTTGAAAGCAGTCCATTTAGCCCAGTTGTCATATTGCCAGTTACCAGGACACAATTTGCCTGAAGCATCATAGTGACGAATAATGTGATCATCGTCAATACCGTATTTTACTTGCAATTGATTGATTAGCCATTCAGCATTATCAACCGTTTCCTTTTCAAAATCCCAATGCCATACATCAGAACCTGTTGACGTATCTTGGCAAAGCTCAATACCAATCGCATTAGTGTTGGTGGCGCCTTTGGCTTTAACATAGCCATTGTATGTACCTTTGCCTGAATTGTAACCATCTCCAATATGCCAAGCAGGTGTCGTGTCTTCGACAACTTGAATAATGTTTTTAGGGTCAACAAAATAATGAGCGGAAGCGCCACGATACACTGAACGGAAATAGTTAGCATTATCTTTTGCTTGACCTGCTGCACCTACAAAATGGAAGATAATCCATTCAGGGGTGTTAGTTCCCTTAGTGCCGCTATTTACTAGCGTTAAGTGTTTTTGGATTTTAGTTACTACCATTTATTTTTTCTCCTTTACTTGATTGCTTAATCAACTCATTACCAAATACAGTTACACCAGCAACCAAAACAGACTGCACGATATTATCTGCTGTGTATCCGCCTAAAACGAAAGGTGTTAATGCCAAAGATAACACCAATAAAATAACTGGGATATACTTATTTTCAATCGTTTCCGTACCTTTAATAATCTCACCAATAATAAAAAGGACTGGTATCATTACCAGCCCTTCTTGAACGACATAATTTAAAATGTCCATTATTTTTCTTCCTCCATTTTTATAAAACCATTTTTAACTTCCAACCGATAAATGCGCTTGTCGTGGTTACCCATTTCCTCGTCTAATTCCCCAATCGCTTTTACATTAACATCAGCAATCTTATGTAGATTATCACTTTCACGCCGTGTGTCCTCGATAAGTTGTTTCAAGCTATCAAGCGCTTCAACTAGCGGTTTTTGATTTTCGGAAGTCTTTTGTAAAATGCGCTCTTGGAATGCGTTCTGTTCTGCAACTTTATCATCATCTTCTTTTTTTCGCCGTTTTTCCAACGGATTCAAAACGAAGTATTTGATCGCCGTGAAAATCGTGACGATATAACCTGCATTTACTGCGATTCGTTCAATTACTTGTTGCCAATCCATTTACACGCTCCTTTCATTAAAAAATAAAAGCACCCAAAATGAATTGAGTGCTTTCTTAATGTTACGCTGGTTCGACTGGCGTCTCTTCAACCACTACACGTTCACCGTCTGTGTTGATTTCAAATGTTTCAGCGTCTAATTGATATAATTTGAAAGATACGTCTTGCTTAGTTAGCTTAGCCATCATATCTTGTACTTGTAACATACCTTTAGCAAGTTCTAAATCTTCAAAGTTTGTGGCGCTATCACGATTTGAGTACCAGTAAATTGTACCGTTGTAATCGTTATATTGAGCTACTTCCTCAACACCGTTCTTTATGCGAGAAATGACGAATGTTGTTTTATTTTTATTTAATCCCATAATTATTTATCTCCTTTTTCGATTGATTCATAAGCGGTCATAAGTGTGTCGTATACTTCTGCTTGATGTCCTACCAAAGGCACATCCAGCTCGTCTAAAGCACTGAAGAGTGCCTCATACTTTGATGAATATTCTCCAAAACTAATTTCAACAACTTCCTGTTGTAATTCACCCCCTTTCGTTTCTGCTTCTCGTGCTTCAGCTTCACCTAGAGGATTTAACATACCATTCTCATCAGAGATTAAATCCCCATTCTTATCAGTCTCAAAATGTTCTTTTTGTAATTCCGTCAAATCAGCTAAGAATTCTTTATTCTTTTCATCAAGTCGCTTCATTAACTGTGTGCGTCCACGACTTGCTTTACCTTTTAATTCTAAATTTTGTAAGAAATTAAAGATTTGACCCGTTTCAATATTCTTAATTTTAATGGTTTTCATTATGCTGCTCCTTTTAATAGCGCTAGTTCTTTTTCTAATGTTGTTATCTTAGCTTTTAATTTGGTTACTTCGTCATCTACCTTGTTATCTAACTGTTGAATAGCGTGCATATTAACGTAAGTCATTGCTGACTTGTCTACCATTAAGTACCCTTCACTATCAGTATTAATTAGCTCTGGTAGGTATTGTTGTGCTTGTTGGGCAATGATACCGTAATAGTTTGTACGACCATCTAGGTAGTCAAACTTCTTAATCTCCATGTTTCTGATTGCATCTAGGCTATCAATCGGCATATCTACGATATTAGTTTTCAACCTAGCATCAGAGTTCTCGGAAATCTTACGTCTAAATACTGCGTTGTTAGCATCAAATTCTAAGGCGTTTGAGCCGTTTGTATAGATAACCAACTTGTTAGAAGCATTGATTAGCATGTTTGAGTTAGCTGATTGCGACTCGATAAAACCACCATTCAAGTATTCTAACTTAGAACGTACAAGCACAGTACCCTCTGTACGTAAGACTCCATCAACTGTCATAGCACCTTGCACCCGAACACGTCCACTTGAAGCTGGGTTTAAGTAGATGTTATCTGTGTTTAGATAAGACTCAGTACCACCAGAGATAATGTAGAAGGCTTGTTTGTTAAGTTGCCCATCACCACGACTCATACGAATCTGGAAGTGAGAACCGTGTGAAACTTGCATAGAGTACCATGGACTTGAAGATTCATAAGCATAACCAATCTGTCCAATAGTTGCACCTTGTGGGTTTCTAGTACCAGTAACACCATTTTGTATATATGTCTGTGAGCCATCACTTGCGGTACTTAAGAATTGGTCTCCACTTAGCGCTAGAGTACCTCCAGAAGAACTTGTTAGCCCTGCTTTGATTAAGTTTGCTTGGTTTGCCGTAATACTACTAGCATCTAAATTACTTACTGTAATCTTACTTGCATCTAATGTACCACTTGTAATCTTACTTGCACTAATGTCAATAGCTTGTATCGAACTAATGAACGCTGTCTTACTTGTAAGCTGTGTAATGTATGCGGTATCGGAGAATATCTTATCTATCAAAGCCGTACTGCCCAAAATATGCTCTGATTTAACCACATTAGCACTTAATCCAGTAGTTACAATCTGTGTAGCATTTAATCTAGCAGTTGCAATAGTTCCAGCAGTAATCTTACTTGCATCTAACGAAACAATATTAGCATTTGTAATCCAAGCTCCTTGTGCTGCCAGTTTAGTTGTCGCAAGGCTGTTTGTGAACAATTTAGTAAACATAGCATCATCAGCTTTAATCATAGTAGATGTAATCACGTCAGCGGTTAAACCCTTAGTAATCATTGTAGTGAAATCTGCTTCGATACCTGTTATTTTTTTAACGTCAATGGTATCAATCATAGCTGACTTAATTGTGGCATCTTGGATAAATGTTGTTTCTGGTGTGATATTCAACTTGTTCGTACCGCTTGTGATAAGAACACCGCCAGCTTGTAAGTTAATCGCACTTAATAATTCAGCGTTTGATACTTTCAAACTAATGCTATTTTCCAACTGTGTAATAGCTGACATGTTGGCTTTATCTTCGGGTGCAGCAGTCCAGTCGGTGTAGTAGTCACCAGTTTCTATTTGGACGTATTCAATACGTTTTGGTGATGTACTGTTATTGTCTAACCCATAGATTAAAATTTTCTTTGCATCAACATTCAATGTGGCTTCTGCTGTCCACTTAGCTAGTGGAACACTAACCCCTTGACCAAATACACCATCAAGTTTAGCCAATTTAATAATTTGAGAATTTCCAGACGTTACACCACTACTATTATTTACATAAACGCCAAAAGTTCTAACTGAACTAGACAGCCCGCCCCAAAGACTGATTTTAATCTTTGTACCTTTAGGAATGGTGCTTAAATCGTACTCTGCGACCTTGTAATTGTTGGTGTAATAATAATCATTTGATTTTAGTACATAGTTCCTACCGCCAATAGATGATGGTACATTCTTAATAACCTCTGTTTTAAACAGGCTGTCAGTCATTACTATTCGTGCCATGTTACTTTTAATTCCCGCTTCATCTGTTCCGATTACACGCTCGTATAATTCGCTACGTTCTTTTATCGTTTGATAGCCTGTGATTTGTTCGCCAGGTTTTGTTTTAATGTCAGAAATGGTGGTCGTATTCCCACTAGCCGTCTTTTCTGTTTCATTTAATCGATATACAATTGAGCCTTCTTCGCTACTATCAATAGCTAATAATCGTGCTTTGATAGCTTGGTCATTCGCTTCATAAGTCGTCTTGAAAACTTGGAAGTCTGCTTTTCCTAACATGTCCTCTGGAGCTACCGTCCAATCAGTAAATGTTTCGCCAGTTTCAACCTTAACGTATTCAATACGTTTTGGTGATGTACTGTTATTGTCTAACCCGTAGATTAAAATCTTACTTGCGTCTACATTTAAGATCGCTTCGCCTGTCCATTTTGCTAAAGGAACAGCAACTCCTTGACCGAACACTCCGTCTAATTTAGTCAATTCGATGATTTGAGAATTACCAGAAGCAGTTCCGTTACCATTGTTGATGTAAACACCAAAAGTTCTAACTCCTGAATCTAACCCGCCCCAAAGGCTAACCTTAATTTTAGTGCCTTTTGGTATCTTAGCTAAGTCGTATTCGGACACTTTATAGTTAGTTGTGTAGTAATAGGCGTTTGACTTCAAGGCATAGTTTCTACCTCCACCGCCAGCCACTAATTTATCAACTCGTCCACTAACTGTGCTAATACTACCACTTAGACCATTGATACCAGCGGTGTATGTCGCTTCTTTAACTAAATCTTTTGTAACTTCATCAAAATCTTCTGTTCGTCTTGTGGCATTTTTGTCATATACCGCTTTAGCAAAGGTTTCTGTTGTGTTGCCATTTGCGTCAACAATCTTGTTGACTGCTGTCCAAGCATCAGTTACACCTTGGGCGGTTATCTTGTAGTCATTATTATAGAAGTTTGTGTAGGTAGTTCCATCTAGTTTCTTGTTAGATAAATCTGTTAGTGATGACCTAATACCTGTCACATCGGAATTGTATGTACTTTCAAAGATTTTAAATTCTTCTTTTGTATAGTTATCTTCTGGTGCAAGTTTCCAGTCTGTTAAAATAGAGCCTTTCTCGATTTGTATATTTTTAAATTCCAGAACGGTGTCCACAGTGTTGGTATAAAGGACGAATGTGCTTGACGCACCTCTAACCGTTGTAAAGTTAATTCTAGTAAATGTATCTTTGCTTGGAATAGGGATAATTCTAACACCCGACTCAAAACCTATTCTGATTGAGCCTGTACCTTTAATATAAACCGATATTGTGTAAGTTTCGGTTTCGCTAGTGTTGTTGATTGTAGCGAATATACCAGCACCAGCGAAACCTGATGCTTTAACCACTTTGCCATTTAAAGATATGTAACTGCTATTGTTTACGTGCCAATTGCTAAATTTGGATGCAAAATTCGAATTTATAACATAGTTTTGTCCGCCAATTTCCTTTGGTATTTTACCTTCAACAGCCGTAATCTTCTTACTAATTTCCCCAGTAGCAGTATTAATCTTACTATCAACAGTAGTACCATTTACTAAACCATTCGTAGTTACATAATTTGCAATCTTACCGTCAGCTAACTTGGCTTCATCCATAGCACTTTTAGCATTAGCTAGTGCAGTTCCCGCTGTTGATGAAATATTCGGAAGTGTAACGGTGTTGATTGTGTCTAATGTATTTTGATGCGTGGTTAGTAAGTTAGCATTTGCACCAGCTTTCACCAATGCATCATCAGCTTTTGCATCAACGTCAGCAACAGATTGATTAAATGTATCTACGCTAGTTTGTATGGTACCAAATCTATTATCAAACGCTATTTTTTGTACACCATCAAGTCGTGTTGCTTCGGCAACTGCGTTAGTATAAGACGATTCTGCTGTTGCCTTAGCGGTATTAGCAGTTGAAATTGCTGTATTGACGTCACTACTAACCTGTTGCGTAATTAATGCATCTTGCTCATCAGCATACTTATTAGCATCAGCCAATGCTTGTTCCGCTTCACTTACAGCTAATGCTTTAGCAGTTTCAGCAGTTTCAATTGCGGTGTTGACTTCATCCTCCATAACGCGCATGTTTCGATTATATGGATGGTCTATCCACATTCCACTTGCTTCATCCCAGAAATACATACCGCCTTGTTGATCAAACCAAACATCACCATTTTTAAAGTTACCCACGGGTTCGGTAACTGAATAAATCATACGTTCTCCATTAGCATTTAAAATTTGGTTAACAGTTTGTTTAACGGCAGTATTGACGTTTGTTTCAATTTCCCTAACAGTATTTTGGACATTACCAACATAAGATTGTTTAGCGTCGCCTAATTGAATAGTGATATATCGATTAGCGTACCCATCATAGGTGTAACCAACCATTCTAATTTCCATATCTACGTCATGTTTAACGTATTTAAGCACTAGGGAATCGCCTATGTTAATAACAGTGTTATCTACAATATTAGTACCAACCTTGATATTCCGAGATGGTTTGTCAATATTGTCAGTGGTGAATTTTAGATTCAACCAATCTGTCATTTCTTTCTCTGTACGGATATCGTTATTAGTGTATTGTTTTTCAAATACAATACCGCTATAAGCATTAATTAGTGGACTTTCTACCTTTACAGATATTTCATGTTTAATTTCTTGGTTAGAACCTTCTGGACGTTCTGTCCATTCAGCTTTTCCATATAAACGGGTAGCAATATCTTGAATAGACTCTTCGTCCGTGAAGTCTGAGATATTCTTCTTTTCGTACAGCAACGCACCCGTATTTTTACCTAATCTGTTCACTACACGAACATCATAACCGTTGATAACCAATTCACCTTGCCAACGTGTCACAATATCTTTAAACACGTCTAGCGCATTATATAGTTGGTTAGGGTTGTTTTTTCGTTCCTCGGTATCTTGCGTATGATAATCGTGCGCGTCTGTAATGTTTGACGTAAACGTGAATGGTGTGTCGATCAATAGATTGTTCACGAACGTGTTCACTGCTGCTTGTCCACTCAACCCCCTGATAGTTATTGGCTTGACCAACTTATTTCGCATATCAGCATAAAGTAATGCCCACGCTTCAAACTCAACTTTTTTAGTTGTATTTACACTTTCGATAATCCTAAAAGGTTGTAAACCGTCTGGTGTGTTAACAGTTACAATCATATCCTTTTGAATTGTTTTGTAAATTTCTTCTGTATCTAATGGATGTTTAAAAGTAACATAGTAGCTACCATTAATTTCAAACTCTACATTTACATCGTGCGCTTGTGATAAAGGCACACCATTATATGTAAAATCTGTGGATGTACTGTCATATAAATAAATTATAACCAACACCACCTTTCCAAAATATCAATGTGATCAATACCACTACCTAAGGTAATTGTGCTTACAGTATCAGCAGGTATCTCAAAGAAATCACCACGCATTAAACTATTCGACTGTGCATTATATTGGTTAAAAACGTTCTGCATCAAATACTTACTTTCGATAGTTACTTCATTTTGTAAATTTTTAAGGTAGATAGTTTGACTACCAATTTGTACATTCGTTTGAACGGCACTTGTTCCGTAGACTGTTACTTTCGGGAACATTGGTGCGTTTGTATGATTTGTAATCGTGTTACCTGATGAATATGATTTCGTTTGTTGATTTATTTCAAAACCAAAAGGTTGAACTATAAAAGTAATTTCAAGTTCAAATGCCTTCATCTCGTTAATACGTGTATTACCAATTTCAACATCAATTACTTCGTAAAACACATCAGGCTCATCAGATGGTGTTAGTGTGCCGTAATCTTTCGCCCACAATTTCACTTCTCTTAAATCTCTTACATCTGGTGTATTGCAGAAGATGATATATGATTTTTGAATTGGCGGCCAAGCGTTAATTGTTCGTTTAATTGCACCTGTGATATATTCCGTTTCAATTAATTGATTTTTCTTTTTAGCATAATTAAAACCATCATTTTGTAGAACGTGCGTTTTAAAACTAAATTCATCAGTTGATTTTCCATTCAAAATTAAAGCTCTACTTTCCAATTAAGCAAGGCCCCCTTTCATATTCATAATGCTTGTTCTGTTTGTTTCGCGTTGTAAATTATTCGTGATATGACCATAAGTCACATCTGCAATTGCCTTACCATCTGCGTTGATCACATGACCTTGTGCTACCATGTTAATTAAGGCTTTTAATAATTCATTGGTTTCAGTCATGTCAACTGATGTATCGTATGCACTACCCACATTGCCAAAATCTTCTGGTCTTGCATTACCTTGCACATCTTTATTAGCAAGTGCTAATAACTTCATTGCTTGACTGCGTCTACCTGGGTTAGTTGGGATAATCCATTCTGGATAACCTTCTTCTCCAAGCTCATATAGTCCGTGATTTACTAATCCACCTGTCGCATATTTGGTAGCACCGCTTGGACCCCAACCACTTTGCCCATAAGGTAAGTCATTGCGCCAATTTGTGTTGTTGAAAAATGCTAACAACTGATCTAAACCAGAAAAAATGTTATTGTGACCAGGAACAGCATATGCAGCGAATGTCTGTGGAATATATTGCAGTAAACCTTTAGCAGGATTACCGCTTAACGTATTCACATCAACAACTGCAGATGATTGGATAATCTTTTGATTACCGCCTGACTCTCTTTGAATTTGAGCCAAGATACCAGCTAACTCACTACCGCTAATTGACTCACCCATCATAGATGCTGCTTGTTGCACAATAGGTGCCCATGCACTTGCACCACCACCAAGTGGTCCAGTGAAGCTAGCAAAGAAATCATCAATTTTATTCCCTAAGAAACTAATTGACTCATTTTTAATCATGTTAAACGCTGAATTGGCTAAGTTACCAAAGTTACCTGCCTTACTTGGCGCAGATAGACCTAAAGCACCTAAAGTGTTATTTAATAGCGACTCAGCACCGTTGCCTAACCATTCCCAAATCTTAGAACCAATACCGTTTGCATATTTTGGAATACCGATTGCATTCATGAATTGCTTGGTGTCTGGTCCACTGAATACTTGTGTACCTTTAGGTAAATCAATCATGGTATCAGTATCAGGTGACATGAACATTTCACCGCTTGGTAAAGCGATTAGCTCTTTCATTCCACCGTCACCTACGATTGCAGGGCCACCTGGATGTCCGCCAATACCTGTACCATTCGCATATGCCATATTACCTGATTGTTGTGTGGATGGACTGTCACTAAAGCCAACTCGTGGTAATGTCACGCGCGAGAAACTAATGTCTGAGTCCAATGCTTCAAAGATAACGTTCATTGCCCGTATCATCGAGTTAACACCTTTCTCAACTTTAGTAATACCGGCGTTCATCATGCCTTGAATTGCATTTTGGACTCTCCACGATTGACCGCTTAGCGCATTGCCCATCTTGCCCGGCAAGTTCCACATACCGTTTACAATAGAAACCATCATCGTGTCCCATTTAGACATGATTTCACCAGTCGCCCAGTTGACTTCATTCACATGTTCACCAGATTGTGCGCGTGCTGCTTTAATTACTTCTGAGTGCATATTTTGTGCTTTCTCAACTGCACCGTCACGTTGTCTACCTGCTTCAGCGATGATTTTATCTGCTTCTTCAGCAGTTAAAGTTCCCATTTCATCACGTTGATAGATAGCTGCCGCTACTACTTCTTCGTACTTAGTGTTTGCATCAGCGATGACTTGGTCGCGCGCTTCCATTGAACGCTTAACGGTATTCGCAGCAGTTTCTGCATCAATCTCATCTTTCATTTGCGACATTGTTTCACGTAAGACTAATTGTTCTTCTTCACTTGCAGATAATTCCGTCAACGCGTAGTCTTGTGCAATCTTTTGCAAGTAAGCTAACTCATCGTATTCCGCTTGGGTTAATGACCGATTTTCTTCATTCGCGGTATTCACAATTTCAGTTGCACGATCATTATATTCATTCAAAGCAGTTTCACGATTTAAGTAGTTCTCTTGCATTTTAGCTAAGATATTCGTTTCGTTCTCATCTGTCAGCACGCCTGTTTCAGCAAAGAAATCAGTCAGAATAGTTGTCTGTTCTGTAAAATTATCTTCTGCTGCTTTTTTTATCGTGCCGTAAAGTGAGTCAAATTTACCTGTTAAGACTGCTGCTTTTTCGTCTGTGATTTCTTCTTGACGAATAAACATTAAGTCTAGTTCAGTAGTTGTTTCAGACGACATATTGATATAGTCAGTGACTGCATCGTCTGTTGTATCAGAAACCTTATTGCCAAATCCGTCAAACGCTTGGAACGCATCTTGGTTCATATACCAGGTAAGACCTGTGATTGCAGCTAATGTAGCACCGATAGGTAAAATCGTACCTGTCATCAATGCTGTAAAACCACCTGCACCTGCAATAACTGCGCTTGTAGCACTAAATGCACCTGCTAAACCTGAAATGATTGTGACGCCATTTGCTAGTAAGCTAAGTGTTGGACCAGCGACTAATAACACACCACCAATGCCAATTGCTAATTGAACAGTATCTTCATCTAACCCAGCTATCCATTCAGACGTTTCCTGCACTGCTTTATCTAACTTAGGCAAATAGTCTTCTGCCATATCCATTAGCGTGTTACCGATTGGTAATAGTGAGTCACCTGCTTCACGCATTAAACTTTGGAAACGTTCACCAAACGTCTGTTCCATTGTGTCACTAGCGTTCTTTGCAGCGCCATTTACATCATTGTAGCTATCAGTAGCACCCGCCACTGCTTCAACTACCTTAGCCCCTGCATCTTCACCTAATGAACCCCAAATGGTTGTTAAGGCATTTTGCTTTTCCATTGGGTCTTTAATACCAGCTAACTTGTCACCTAATAATCTGAATAACTCGTCAACCGTTCCGCCCGATGCTTCCCAAGTGTCGTATAGTGATTGCCATTCGCCACCCATTTCTTCAACTGCGGTCTTGATTGTGCCATCGCCCACACGAATTGAGAACTCTTTGATCAAGTCGTTAACTTTATCTAAGTTGTAAGCACCTGCATCTAACCCTGCTTGAAGTGCTGCGAACATCTCATCCGCTTCATATCCTGCATCAGCTAACAATGGTGCATATTCAGACAGGTTATCCCCTAGTTCTTGGGTCTTGTCTAAACCATTTTGCGCACCGACAGTCATATAGTCGAATGCTTCTTCTGCAGTCATGCCGTATGTTTCCATTAAAGCATTGACACCACGAAGTGCTTCATTTGTATCCATGCCAAACGTATCAGCTAGCATTTGAGCGTTCTTAATAATGTTGGATAGTTGTTGCGGGTCGTCAATGTAACCTAGTTGTGTTACGACTGCCTTAGCAGTTTCTTCCACATTGTCAAACGACTCGCCCCAACCTGCTTCATAGACATTAGTAATTGCATCAGATAATTGTTTTGCTTCATCAGTTGTTAAACCTAAAGCAGTTTGCACGCGCGCTTGTGAGCTTTCTGCATCACTTGCTTGTTTTAGTAATAGTCCACTGATACCTACTAACGGAACAGTCAGACCTGTGGTTAAACCGTCACCGACTGTTTTAGTCTTTTCAGCGATTGTATCTAATTTCTTAGCGTAGTCTTTCGCACCATTAGACATCTTCGTCCAGGTTGAGTCTTGCTTAGCTTGTTCTTTTCTGAACTTTTCAAGGTCATCAGTCGTTCGAGTCAACGAACGTTTCATATTGTTCAAGCTAGTTGACTGATTTTCATATGCACGTTTTGCTTTTTCAGCTTCTTTAGACCCCGCACCATATTCAGCAGTCATTTTTTCAAATTCTGCTTTCGTGCTTGCTACGATTTTCTCTTGAATTTTAATCTTTTCAGAAAGGTTATCTATAATAGTCGTATATTTATCTACTGATTTGTCCGCACGATCAAAGACAGATAATTGGTTTCTCATTTCAGCATTAACAGTTTTCAGTCTATCTTTCAGACCTGTTAAGCCACGCTCAACCGCAATACTGTCTAAGTCCATGCCAATGGACATACCTTCAATACGTTCTACCATGTGTTACCTCCTTTCTTCATTTATTAACCACCAAACGCTTCAATCAGCGATTTCTTCTTAACTGGTTTTGTTTCTTCATTTAATAACTGCAGTGAGTAGTGATACGGCATATCAAGTATCTCGTTAATGTCTTTGCCTGTTTTGAATAGGCTCAAAACAAAGTTATCTAAATACTCGATTTGCTTTTCTAACGTAAAATCTTCTTCAGTTAGTTCTTCTTCGCCTGGGACTTTTTTGCTTGAATGTCTTGGCCAAAAGCAACAAACGCTAATACTGCATTCAATTCTTGCAGTCCACCGACTAAGCGGTCTTCGATATCTTCTTTGGTCAATTGACCTTTGAAAGCACGATTAGCGACAAAGTCTACTAATTTATCAATTCGTTCATCTTGGGATAGACCATTTTCAGGGTCTTCCAATTCTTTATTCAGAACCCATGCTTCACGCGTGTCACGCAATGAAATGTAAGGGCTAGTGTAATAAGTTTCATATTCTGGGTCTTTTGTTAAATCATCAACTTGTTTAAATAACTTAATTGCTTTTCTTTGAATGTCTGCCATTTCTATTCTCCTTAAATTAAATAAAAAAGCTGAGGAATTAAACCTCAGCCAATTTAATTAAATCTGCCTTCTTATCAGTCGCTTGGTATTCGATACCTTCTTCATCCAATAATTCTTTCAACTCTTTCACTGTCAATTCAGACAAGTCTTTGTCTAAACGTTCCAATTCAAAGTTAGGAAAGTTGTTTTGAATATTTCGAACTAATTCCGCTGCACGTTCTTCTGACATTTCAAAAGGTACGTTCGCTTCAAAAGTCTTATATTCTTTATTACCGATGAAGGTCATATTTGCTTTATAAGTTGCCATTTAGTTCAACTCCTAACCTGCAGGTACAGTTTCAGTTGGGTATGCTTTACCGAAAACTTTCATGAAAATAGCATCACGGTTAGTTGTAGCACCTGCTTCATCAGCACCTGTTACTACTGATTGTGGGCGAGTGAAGCCTGTCACGTTGCGGTCCATAAATTCAGCAGAAATTGCATCTTGTCCGAATGAAGTTTCAGCGGTTTTAGATGTACCTGTGATGTTAGTTTTTAAGAATTTACCTTTTGGTAAACCGACATATTCAGTTGAGCCATCTTCGTAAGTTTTAGCGAACACCACTGCAACGTAAGGTGGATTATCACTTGAACCTAAACCAGATAAACCGTCTACTACTTCCAAACCTAATAGCACATCTTTGTCTGATTGTGGTAATTTGTGGAAGTTACCTGTAACGGTAGTTGCACCGTGAGAAACTGCCATTTCTGCAGTCACGTTGTCACCGTGCGCACGTACTAAAGTTGACGACATTGCGACATCAATATCTTGTAAGAATTGCACGCGTTCTGGTGCGGTTGCTGTAATTGTCATTCCGTCTGTGCCTAAGACACCATAGTAAAATTTGTCAACACCTGTTGAAGCTAAATATTTTTTATCAGCCATTTTTTAATCTCCTTTTCTTGTCTTGCCCCTATAATTTTGGGCAATTCTGAATACATTAGTTGCTTTATCGAATTCGTTATCGCCACCACCGTATTGTCCGAAACCTAATTTCCACAGTACCTTGTCGACTTCAAGCGCTAAGTTCTCAGTTGTAATTCGCTTCTGTGAACGAATATCAACCTGGAATAGATGAATGTAATATAGCCAATCATCATCAGCAAAATCAGAAGGTAACGGTGAGTCTAACGGATCAATAATGATATATGGTTGTGACACATCACCATTTTCAGGATATTCATAGAATTTAATGCGACCTGCACATGCTTCAGAAATGTAGTCATTTGCAAGTAGCGCGTTATAAATTTTCATCAATACATCAGCCATTTGTTAATTTCTTCATCTCCTCAACCATCGCTGCACGAAAGCCTTGTTCGCTTCGTGACATTGCGCGTGCAATCGCACCTTTACCTTTAGGATTAGGGTTATTAATCGTGCCATTCTCATTCAAGTGAATAATGCGGTATCTGTCTTTAGGACCTTTCCAATAGACTTTGATAGTCCGCTTACCGTCTACCCACATTGGGTCTGACAGCGTAATCTCATCGAGTGAAGCACCTGTGTCTTTGAATGTTTCGAATTGATTTCTTAATTCTGTTACGAATACTTTTGCACCTGCTTTCAATGCACGGTCAGTTACTTCAGTAAGATGTTGCTTACCAAATATACTATCTAACTTTTTAAGCAGTTGTTCTTCTCCTGTAATTTTCACACTCATTAGTCCGCCACCATTCCAGAAATAATTTTGATAAAATCTCTCGATTGTGGGTCAGGTTGCGTGTGTTTAATGTTGTAAACCTTGTCAGCGTATTCTGGTAGGTCTACTTCGATGTAATGTTTGGTCGTTGGAATGTACTCACCGTGCGTATCACGGATAGTTAGCGTGATGTCTGACAAAGTGTCATTTGCCTTTGCTACTTCCAAATCTTTAGACCAAACTTCATCAATCTTTGCATAACAAGTGAATAGAACTTTCTTCTCTGACTCACCAGGTTCCGGTCCGTCATTTGCTTGGTACTCATAAAATGTAACAATTGTTCTCAAATCGCCTGTGTCAATGCGTGGTGCTTTAAACGGTAGTTTCATCAGCAATCACCGCACTTTGCAAATCTAAGCCAAACGCAACGATCATCATCTCGTAAGTTTCATCAAAATAAGCGAGCTGTCCTTCGTATGCTGATTTAGCACGTTCTAGGACTAACTCGCGACCTGTGAAACTTTCAGAAATAACAAAATCGCCACACCGTCTGCGGATATACGCTTCTGACATATCAATAAGATTGCCAATGTGTGTATCCTCAGACGAATGACTGATATGTAGGCGGTCTTTAAAATCTTTAATTAATTCTGTACTAGCCATAAGCTAACACCGCCTTTGATTTTGATTAACCTGCAGGAACAGTTGTAGGACGAACTAAAGCGAACGCGAATTCGTCAGTTACACCAGCATCGTGTACTTCGTAACCAACAAAGTCAGTTGTACGACCTTTAGCATGTTGTTCAGTAGTTAATGTCATAGCTTCTTGCACGTTTTCAGTGTAACCAGAAGATACGTTACCGAATAACACTTCACCGTCATTGATTGCATCTTCTTCTGCCACTGGAATACCGAAGATACGACCTGCACCACCAACTGTTGCATCAGCAATGAAGATTGGACGACCGTTACCGTCAACAATGTTTGCTAATTGGTTCCAGATTGTTGCGTTATTTGCGTAAATCTTAGCGCCACCAGCGTATTTAGATTTCAATTTAGCCATTGCAGAAGTGATATCTTTGTAAGTGATACCTGTTTCTGCCGCATACTCAGCGATTTGTGGTTTGTCAGCTTGTGCATCTAATGCAGTGATGATACCTTGTGGATATTTCGCATCTCCAGCACCACGAACAAATGCGTTAGCTTTAGCGTATGACATACGTTCACCTAACTCACGTTGGATAAATGGAATGAAGTCAGATACGGCCATTGCTTGTAATTTCCAAGATACTGTAACAGCCTTAGAAAGTTCCTTAGCACCTAAAGTTAATTCGCCAAATACGTTTTCTTCATCGGCAGTAGCAGTTGCTTCATCGTAGTAATCTGCATCACCTGCAGCAATGCCTGTGTGTTTAACGTACTTAACAGTACCTTTGATACGTGTAGAACGCACATCAGCTAAGATTGGGTGTAATTCTTCCATTGTAGAAATAATGCCTGAAACAACTGTTTCTGGGATTACAATCTCAGTGTTAGTAGTTGTGTGCGTGTATACGTTAGTTGGGTTGTATGCATTGAACACTTGTTCTTCATCTGGTGTTAAGTCACGTTTTAACGCTACTTTTGCGAATACGTCTTCGTAGTTAATAGTTGTGTTGTTTGATTTCATATCTTCGATTTTCACTCCTTCTTTTACGGCGGTTGCATTATTCTCAAAATCAATCGGTGCTTGCTCATCTCGTAACGCATTTAAGTTCGCCAACTCCTTGCTAGCTTTTTCAAAAGTTTCGTCTAAAGCAGTTACCTCATCACGTTTTTGAGCAGACTCATCAAATTTTGCTTCATTTACCAAAGTTTCAGCTTCAGCAAGTAAAGCATTACGTTGTTCCAAATATTGTTGTTTGTTCATTAAATTACATCTCCTTTTAATTTTAAAATTTCAATCTGTGCCAATTCCTTGTCACGTTTTACCTTATTGATCACTTCATTGGGTAATAGGTTTGGCTCAAAGCCTGCGACTAATTGTAATTCGCCACCTTGATTACCTAGAATTTCATCAGCAAAGCCATAAGTTAAGGCATCATCAGGTGTGAGCCACGTTTCATCATCCATTAAACTTAACAAGTCGTCTTTTGAAAGACCTGTTTTGCTAACGTATGCGTTTGCGATTGTGTCATTGGTCTTACGCAAAGTGTTTGCATAATGTTCCATGTCGCGATAGTCACCAGCTACACGTCCACTCGCATTGTGAATCATGATTTGAGCAGTCGGACTAATCTTCACTGTATCACCTGCCATTGCAATGACACTCGCCATTGATGCTGCAATGCCTGTAATTGTTACGGTAACTTTACCTTTGTGATTAAGCAATGCAGTATAGATTTCACTACCATCAAACACATATCCACCAGGTGAGTTAATCTCAATATCAAGCGGTTCTACTTCTGTGTTATCATTTAGCACTTTGTATAGGTCACTAGGTGCGAATGACTCAATTTCGTATAAGTCGTAAATCCATTTGTCATTTGAGCTTACAATTGTTCCGTTAATCTTCACTTTCGCCATCTGTATTATCACCCCCTTTACTGCTTTCAATTGGTGCAGTATCAAGTCTACGAATGTACTCGTCACCGCTATCAATTGGTGCTAAGTTCAAGTATTTACGCATTTCGTTTGGACTGATAACACCCCTATCAACTAATCCAGCTAACTGCAATCTTGTCTGCATACTTGCAAACGACAGATTTGAGCTTTCAAAGATGATTGAGTTACCAAAGCCACGTTCTCGTCTTGTAAATAATTTTCTAGTGAACTCACCAGACAATTGTGTTACAACTGGTTCGATTTCCGCTTCATAATAAGAAATCCACTCATCTTCATTGTGGCTTGATTGAACGATTTTCTCGTTCGTATTGAAAAAACTGTAAATCCGTTGAATGATGTTTTCATTTTGTTTGGCATCAGGCACGTAGTTATTAGGTGTTACCTGTTGTGCATCGAACTTCGCATCGGTTGCGGCAGCACCTGTTACGTCTGACTCGGAACTTAAGTAAGTTTCAACGAATTTCTTTGTTTGGTTCTCCAAGTCTTCTGGACGTAACGTTTGATTGAATTTCAATAGCCATCGGATCACGTTCGAGTTTTTAATTGCCTTAATCAAGCCCTGGTCTGTTGTTGTGACAACTTCCATTAAGTTTGACAATGCTTTACCAGGGTTATCACCAAAGATTTGATTAGAATAGAAATCTCGCCTTAAATGAATAATGTCTGCATATCTGAACGTGTAATATTTACCGTCCGACATATTGAAACGTAAGTACATTGCACCTGACTTATCTTGAATTGCTTCAACACCGCTTGCTGAGTCAATCGGATAAATCGCATTTGCTAAACCGTTACTGTCACGTTGGATTAATGCAAAGGCATTGTTGTTCAGCATCAACTGAACAGTCATTTTTTCCAAAAGCATTTGGCCTGTCATTAATTGATTAGGTTCTTCAAGTAAGAAACGCAAGTACACATCTGGGTTTACATCAGTTTTCCCATTGTACTCACGGATATGTTTACCGACTGCTTTACCAACTGCTTGGGCTTTTGGTCTGATACATGAACGTACAATGTCTGACTCGTAGTATTGCCCGTTGTAAGCAAAGAATGAGTCGCCTGTGTCTACAATCATCTTGTATTCAGTTGTCGTTACACGTTCTTGTTGTCGATTAAATAATTTATCTAACCATCCCAAAATATCCCTCCTTCCTGTTTTAAATTACGGCCATGTAGTCTTCTAAATTGTTCTCGTATATCACATACGCATCTAGCAGACTCGCAAAGCCGTCAATCCTTTTCTTTGTGTTGCTTGTTTTTATTGGCTGAATGTTGTCATTTTTATCAACATCAATCGCCACATTTGTTAAGTTCCATTTCAGAATTGGATTGTTATTGTAAATAATTCGATTTGCTTCGAAGTCAGCACCTAGTGATTTCATAGGGCTTGACAATGTTTTTTTCCCTTGAATGACTGCTTGCATGACTTCTTCACCGAACACACCTTTCATATCTTCAACGAAGTAAGTTGCAGACCAAGCATCGTAACCTACTTTGTAGATATAGATATCTTTCTCGTTCTGTACTTCCATGTACCAATCAACCACGTATTTATAATGCACTTTATTACCTGGTGTCGTTCGAAGTAGACCCATTTCATACCATTTGTCGTACGGTATCTTGTCTTCAGCGACACGCTTCTCTAGTAAGTCTTCAGGCAACCAATACATTTGTTCAACGTATATACGGTCATCATTTGGTACTTTGAATATCACGGATGCACACGTTAAGTCGGTTGTAGACGACAAATCGACACCACCGATACCATATCTTGGTTTTAACTCGGTAATGTCGAATGTTTCTTGATTATTTGCTTGTTCAAACGTCAACCATGCTTCACTTGATGTTTCTCGGATATTGAAGTCCTTACACACCAAGTTCTTGACTTGTTTTGGGTCAGCTTTTGCCTTATTGACTTTGTCCGCTAGGTTTTCAACACGTTTAATTGTGCCAAGACCTGGATTAGCTTTCGCCCAACATTCTGGGTCAGTCCATTCGTTCCGATTATCTAGTTCGTAGATGATTGGCAGCATACGTTCGTTCACATAACCATCTGGATCATCATAACCATTGATAATCATTTCCGACTCGTCATATAAACGGTCAAACACTGACTCCCTCACAGTCCCCGCAGTAGACGAAGTGAAAATCATAGGCTCATCACGCGCGGATGTACCATCGACAATAACGTCATATAAGTTCATATCTTTCCACGCGTGGACTTCATCGAATAGCCCACAATGCACGTTCAAACCATCTAAAGTATCTGAATCACGGCCAAGCGGTTTAAAAACACCGTCATTAATGCCACTTTCGATTTCAGCTACTTTCGTTTTGATACGTTTTCTAAGTGCAGGCGACTTTTGTATCATCCGCTTAGACTCTAACCAAATGATTTTGGCTTGGTCTTTTTTAGTCGCGACCGAATAGATTTCTGGTCCATGCTCACCGTCACCAATCATCATGTAAAGACCGATTGCAGCAGCAAGTGTTGACTTACCATTCTTACGACCCACAATCAATAATGTTTCGTGATATTTCCGTGTATTTGTCTTTTTGTCCACGATTCCAAAAGCAGCTGCAACTAATGCCTTTTGCCACAGTTCCAAAATGAACGGTTGACCTGCATTAGCACCTTTCGAGTGCTTACAATATCGTTCAATAAACTCTATTGCGTGCATTGCCTTCTCATGATCGTATTTCCATTGCGATTTCTTATTTCTAATAATGTCTTCTACGTTATGTTTATAAGTCTTGAATATCTTATTGCCAACTGTTACTTCGTCATTTAGCATTTGTTGGTAGTATTCAGTGATAGGATTGTAATTTAGGTAACTCAATCACTATCACGTCCTCGGATGAAGCTATCGAAGCCATCATCAACTTCTGCTACATCTTTTGGTAAAGCATCAAGTAGCAACTTGATTTGCGATTGGTAACTTTTATCCAAAGAATTATAAACTTGAACAATAGACGATACTTTACGTCCAGATTGATTAGCACCATTTTGGTATTCTTCGATAACACCTTCGTCTTGAATTTGCTTATGCAAATCTTCCAACTGAATTGCCTTGAACGCTGCGTCAGCAACGGTGCCTTGCACAATCTCTTTCTTGTTATCGCTAAGTTCTGACAAAGCGCCCCAAAGTTTTGCTTCTTCTTTCTTCACACGCTCATCTACGGTTAAAACTTTCTTCGTTCTGATAAAATCACCACCTTTATTATGTTAACTACACCCCTCACGCGGAGTGCCTGTGCGTTATATTTAGGTCCCCACTCGGTCCCCAATAATTTTTAAAAATTTTAGATGATAGGGGGAGTCATACTTGAATTAAATTTCCGTTTGAATCGAATGTCACATCGTTTCTAGTTGCTTCATACTTACTAAAGTGTTCAGCATTGTGACATTCATGACATAAGTATTCTAAGTTATCCCAATTCAATGTAATGTTTGCATCGTTAATATTTTCAGGCGTGATGTAAATCTTATGATGGACAATCAAACCTTTTTTATATTTCTTACGCTTTAAGCAACGCTCACACAAACCATTCACTGACTTAATGTACCCTTGCCTGCATTGAAGCCAAGCCTTACTTGCATAGAAAGACTTAGCGTACTCTTTAGCTATTACAATCATCTCCTTATAACTTAGCGATCGCCTGACTGCATGTCAGTCAGTCCAAGATAATTGGATCACTACTCCTTTATAGATAATAGATAGCACTGCGCTTATTCTTATCAAACTCAATCAACATTAATCCATCCTCACTTGTCACATAGCCCATACGCTTGTCATAGCTTGAAGGTTTACTTGGACTCATGACCTGATAATGTGTGATACCTGAGTTGCTGAGTGAACGCTCATGATGCAAGTGTCCTGTAATTAAGTAACGACTACTTGCTTCGCCCCACTCTTTCGCATACTCACTGACAATCACTTCAATAATCTTATTACTTGCTTTACGTTTATCTCCGTGGTGCATAAAAATAGCGTGATTATTTAACCAAGCATGTTTAAACTCCGTAATAGCATCATCCACATTTAAATCAGGATAGGTAGCTTTGATAACTTGCATCAGCATGTAATCATTCGATGGTGCGTGATTTCCGGGCAAGTAAGTTAGTTTGACGTTCGGACAATACCGTAGTGCCGTTTCGATAATTACTTTTAAGAATTTGGTCGCATCACTTACAGCTTTTTCAAAGTCTACTGTGTCGATATAAGTACCTTTTTCTGTCGTACCTTGAAGGTTATCTACATGAATATAATCACCACCAACGATGATTAAAATTTCCTCGTAAGAGTTTTCAATAATATCCACAACTCTAGCTAGCAAATAGCTATAATCTTCAAAGGTATTTAAACCAAAGTGCATATCGTAAAACGGTAAGCGTAGATATTGTTCTGGCACTTCGTCTGTTAATAACTCAATTGTTACTGGTGCGACATCCTTAATGATTTCAGCTACACGATCTAAAGTGAGTTCTTTTGATTTTGGCTTAGCAGAAATCTTACTTTGATAGTTCCAAAACTTCTCACCGTCACCATTCGTTACTGACCATTCATTACTAATGATATTTGAAATCTCAAATTCATCAGGATCTAACGCATGTACTTCAAGTAGTTCACGTTTCGTAAATACTTTCTTAGCTTGCATTCTCTTTTTAATTTCACTGGCAATCGAACTGTCAGCATTAATTGTCTTGCGGTCGAATTCTTCTGCATCATATGGAATGTCGTTATTTCTTGGTGCGTTACGAATATCACGTTCTTTCTCATACCAGTCAGAATTGCGTGCGATTGCTCTTGCACGTTCTAACTTAATCCCATACTCATCAGCAATGACAGCCCAGGCAACACCGTTCCGATACATTGGCCTAATCAGTTCACTTAGTTCATCATTTGTCACTTACTCACCACCTTTTATTAATTACTCAAAACTGCCGTCCATGCTAAAGTCGACGTCTACTTCTTAGCCTTTGCTAAACATGACCGACAGTCTTCACTAATTAAAAAGACAGTGAGTAGTTAGCTCACTGCCTAGCTTGGATATAATACTGAATGTATTCAGCTATTTGCTTGTAAGTTATTTCCGTAACCACAAGACTTTTGTTAGATACTTTAGGAGGAAGTAGAAGTTAGTATGTCTGCTTAATCTTCTACACTAATAATTATATATGCTTTTAAGTGTCAAAACGGTAATAAAACGGCAATCAGATTATCATACCTAATCTCTTAGCTATCTTCTCAAATACAATGTTTCGAATGTTTCTGCATTGCTTTTCAGAATATCTTGTCTTTTCAGAGACACCCGTCCATGTATATAATCGTGGACTATTAATGTAATACAACTCGATCACTTGTCTTGCGTTGGGTTCTAACTCTTGTAGCACATCTGTTACAATATCATGATTACGTTTAAGATTAGTTAGCAGCATGTCGTCTGCTAATGTCACTGCTAAACGTTCAGGTACGTTTGAAGTGAATGAAGACTTACCACCACCAATATTCTCATCAGGTTGTTGCATTGGATATTTGAGTTCCTGGATTCGTTGGGCTATGTGTTTTTCAGTCTGCGTGTAATCAATCAAAATTTGTTCAATAAAATTAAAAGTACCTTTCTTCAATAATATCCCTCCAAAGTTTTGGTTTATAACTTTGCCAACTTATCAGGTTGAAACCCATACCAAATTTCTGTTTCCGTTTCTACGACTGGCACTGCCTGAAAGCCTAACTCTTTAACGTGTGCCAATGCTTCCTGGTCGTCTTCCACATTGATTTCTGTGTATTCGATATTATGTTCAGTTAGAAATTTTTTAGTAAAGTTACATTGCATACAGTTGTACTTACTGTAAATAATTGGTTTAGTCATCTTCTACTCACTCCAATTCCAATATCCTGTCAAAGCAATCACAACATACGCACCAAATGATGCTACTAATATCCAATTCCCAACTGAAGCCCATACGATCATGTTGATAATGTTTGATACTACCCACAACAACCAACCGTCCGCTTTACCGTTCATCTGTCTGAATTGTGCAGTGATTGCGATTGCGTTCTGCAAACTATCTAGGAATACCATATTTCCGTTTAAGAAATAACTGAATGCACCCATCGCAATAAAACCTAAACCTACACTGACTGCTAACTGTTTCACGTTAGAATCAGCAGTCGTTTTTACATTTCCTGATTCGTCTTTATTGCGTTTAAAATACGGAATACCCACAAATGCCTGTGTGATGAAGTAATATGCGTTCATTAGTACTTCTGCAAAGAATCGGTTTT